AGTGTTAGCATTTTGACCAAGGCCAGTAGCGCCACCGCCACCGCCGCCACTTAGTCTCTGACCCCAGCCGCCGGCAAATCCTTCTCCAGCCACGCCGGCACCGCCGGAAATTACCGTACTATCAGACTCAGAAAATCCACCACCACCGCCAGAACCACCAGCGCGTCCAACTCCAGAGCCTCCATAGCCACCACCGCCACCACCGGTAGAACTTATGGAATTAAAACTAGATGATACACCGTCTCCGCCCGCACCGTAGAAGCTGCCACCATTGCTCCCACCAGCGCCGACCACTATAGTTGCGCTGCTTGAAATAGTAGTAGCGGTTATTACCTTGTAACCGCCTCCACCGCCACCACCAAGAGAACCGCCGCCTCCACCGCCTGCGATAATTAATACATCTGCGGTAAGAACCCCGCCAGTAACATTAAGAGTTCCACTAGAAGTAAAGGCGCGGTAATAGTAAGTTGAGTCTTCAGATAGAATTCCACCAGAAACGGTTGGTGGAAAGGTTACGCCGGTAGATGCGTTTCGATATCTGGTTGGAGCAGACATGCTGCTCTTGCTCATTCTATTGACAGTCATACGTCTATTATACCCTAAGCGTAGCGGATTATGACAATGCCAGAACCGCCAGAGCCGGCAACGTTTACTTGGTCGTTTCCGCCACCGCCAGAGCCAGAGTTTGCAGCACCGCTGCCTGCACCAGTTCCGTAATAGCCACCAGCACCAGCACCGCCGCCGCCACCGGCAGCAGGTGTAATGTTGCCATAGTAAGCACCACCACCGCCACCGCCAGCAAAAGCGTTTCCGTAACCGGTATTAGTTGCTTGGGCAAAAGCAGAATATGCAGATGTTGCAGCACCACCAGCGCCTGGATTAGAGTTGTAGTCGGCCCATGCTCCAGCGCCTGCAGCGCCACCGCCACCACCACCGGCATAAATAGCAGACCTACCGCTACCACCAGCGTTACCCTGCCCAGATGTTCCAGCGCCACCAGCACCATTCACTGCGCCACCACCACCACCAGAACCACCAGCGGTGCCCTGCGTTCCACCACCAATAGCAGTAGTAAAGCCCGCAATAGAGGAATTGCTGCCACTGGTAGATTGGCCGCCACCAGCGCCAACGGTAACAGTGTATCCGGTTGCTGATAGCGATTGAGAAGATAGTGAAACAACACCACCAGCACCTCCACCACCGCCACCAGCGTTCTCTCCGCGACCTCCACCACCAGCGCCTGCAATAACAAGCATTTCAGCGTTTGGAATTGCTGCAGTAGGAGTGAAAGTGCCTGAAGCCTTAAAGACGTGGTAAGTGTAAGCGCCATTCTGATAAACATCTCCACCAGTTGCCTTAGGCTGAATACCTGCAGCTGGAACCTTAGAGATGCCGTATAAAGTTACAGTACTATTTTGAACAAAAGTTCCACCAATATAGTTGTCAAAAGTTATTGAAGTAACTGCTGCAGTGCTCGACCAAAGGCCGGCATCTAAAGTCTGCTTTGCGTCTGATTGGTTCGCCTCTTGAACGTGGTCAATTGAAAATGACTTGTTAGCATTGCCCGCGTAGTTTGGAATATAGAGAGTGCCGTTGCCAAATGTATTAGCGGTAAGCCCTGGGTGGTTAGTGTCATTTGCATAATAATCAGTTCTTGAAAAACTTGATGCGGATGTGCCATTGCCCATGAGCTGACGGCTTGTATATCCGCTGGTGCTTCCATTAAAGTAAATGCCTAGAAAAGCATTATTATTTGTGCGCAGTGAAAATGTAACCATCAAGTCTGTGTAGGTCTGAGGTATTGATGTTAGTTGAATTAACGAGGGGGTAGCCCCTACGGTAATTTCCGCAATCTTTGTCATGCTCATGCTAGAACTCCGTAAAGTGTGAAAGTTGAACCAGCAGTCCAAGAACTAGCAGACTCGGCAATAATGGTAATAGATGTAATAGCAGCAGTATTCGCCCAACGGTTTGCAAACATAGCAACACGACCTGCTGGGTCGCTACCACGTCCTAGAAAAACCTTGTGCTTATCAGTAGCATTAGCATCTAAAAAATCACCCTGAAAGTTAGCAATTGTTCCCAAGGTTGACCATCCAAGCATTCCAAACGTTGTAGCATTGCCAGACTGCGTGACCGCCGATGAGCCGTCACCGTGAGCGCGAACAAAATAATAGTTAGAACCGCTATCGCCATTCAAATTAATGAAACAGCCATAGACATTTCCAACTGTATTTGAACCTGTGATAACTAATCGCAAATCTCTATATGTTTGTGGGATATTAGAGAAAGTCACTGTTGCAGATGCTGCACTCAAAGTAACATTTCCAATTGCCTGCATTGCTGGAGCTGCCATTATTTTACTCCGTATAGACTGAATCGACTGCAGGTAATGAGATTACCGCCACTTGGGTAAAGTTGAATTGAAGTTATTGCCGAAGTTGATAACCAGGCTCCAGAGGCCAAAGCAATAACATTTGTAGCCCCGCTATGAGGCACACCGCTCAAACTTTTGATTGTCTTATTTTTTGAGGTTGAAGCAAAATCAACTATATCAATAACTATTGGCCCGAATAAGTTAGCAGCCGCAGTTGAACCTGCGATACTTCCAGCATAAGCAGAAGTCTGACTACCTACACCATATGCCCCCATAGAGCCATTAAATCCATACACTTCATGCCAAGAATAGTTTGAACCACCATCGCCGTTGATGCGAATGTACATATCTCTAATTTCTGGAGCAGCGTCACTTCTCGCAGTTACACGAAGCTGTAAATGCTTGTACTGACTATAGTTCTGCAGATTAGTGAAACTAACAGATGAGACAGAAGAGGTCAGGAACTGCGAACTAATCAACTCAAAGTCGCTAGTCTGCCCATTGTTAGCGGCAACATTAGAATACTTAGACCAGTTACTGATACCTGATTTAGAGAGTGAATAAACACCCATTAGTTACTCCCTAGTTAAGCGATTTCAGAACCGAAGATGTTTACGCTCATGTTTGAAGACGAAGTATAGACAGTCACAACATCAGTAGCTGCAAGAGTAATACCAAGAGTAAGCGTAGTAGAGTCAGAAGCGCCAACAGCGACATCATATGCAAGGTACTGGGCGTCGGTCAAGGTTGCACCTGCGACACGCACAGCAAGGCGGAATGAGCCGACTGCAGTTGCTCGGTTAGCGATGACGATAGTTGAAATAACTACTGATTTGCCAGCACCTACAGTATATACGTCTGTATTAGTAGTTGCTGCAGGAGCAGACTGTGCTAGAACTTTATAAGTTGTTGCCATGATTTATCCTTACGCGCCCATCAAGAGGAATGAACTGATTGTTTCGCCGGTAGCGGCTGCTGCTGAATTAATCCACTTCGATGAAGCAGAGTCGTAAGTCAATGATTGACCGTTAGTTGGTGATGTAATGTTTACATCTGTAATATTACCAAACGTGTGTGTATGGCTAGTAGAAGCCTTGCCGGCAAGGTCGGTAGTCAGGTTGGTGACTTGGGACTGTGCAACAGTTAGAGTTGACTGAGCCTTGTTCTTCCAAAGGCCAGTAGATGATTCATACTGCAGAAGGTCACCATTGGTCTTTGAAGTAATAAGCACATCGTGCAACTCATCAAGTTCAAAGCCGTTTTGAACCTTGACTAGAATTTCACCAACAGTTGTTGATGCGCGGGTGACAATGCCAATGTAAACCATGTGGTTTGGCGCTACAGGCTTGTTTGATAGACCATAAACTAGCCCACCAGCGGTAGTTGGTGAAAGCCATACTGGGTCGCCGGCAGCTGCTGTTCCAGTATTTAGTCCACCAAGGAAGCCATCTGTGATTACATAACCTAGGCCATTGTTGGCAAGGTCCTGCACGAGGAGACCAAGGGTCTTTGATGAGGTTGATTCACCATTTGCCTGTGAAAGCGAAATTAGCGCATTAGAGCCGTTAGCGCCTGAAACATAAACTGCTTGACCCTTAGTCATTGCAGAACCAGATGAGTTTTTAACATACTGGCGGATTGCAGTAGTTGATGGGTAGGCTAGTGAGGTCCAAACGGTAGAACCATCGCCATACTTGACTAGACCGGTATCAGTTTCTAGACCGATTTCACCAGCAGCAAGAGTTGGGTTAGTCGATGTCCAGGTAGCAGCTGTGCTTCTACGGTGCTTAATAATTGTTTGGACTGGCATTAGGCCGTGCCTCCATCAATGAATGAGATATAAGTTGGGTCAAATCCAATTGTCGAACCGACATAAGTGATAGGCAAGGTTCCTGCTAGGTCGCCTAGGTTACCCGCTGGACCTTGAGGGCCAGTTGCACCCTGAGGGCCCGTAGCTCCAGTGGCACCAGTGGCACCCTGCAGAGCAAGTGGCATCCAGTGAGTTGCCCCAATTTCTGGAACTTCTCCAACAGTTGGATTTCCTGAAGCAAACCAAGAAGCACCATTATAGTAAACCGCATCGTCATCTACGTAGTCAGTAGAGTTTGACCAGACACCCTGCCAGTTTAGGCCAGTTGCACCAGTGGCTCCGGTAGCTCCGGTGTTACCGGTGTCACCCTTTTCACCCTTGTCGCCGCGTGGAATAGCGATGTCAAATACTGCAGCAGTCGTAGTTCCAACATTTGTAACCGATGCGCTTGAACCAGCAGCGCCAGTGGTTACAGTTCCAACATTGATTGTTGCAGCAGTTCCCGCAGCACCGGTTGCACCAGTGGCTCCGGTAGCACCGGTGGCACCAGTAGGTCCAGTTGGGCCAACTAGGTAGTAGGTTCCACTTGCATCTGGCACAGGTGAGGCGCTTGTAAGGTCAACAGTTGTGCCCTGCGGTAGTTCAAAGCTGAAGTCTGGGATGCCGCGAGTCGGGGTTCCATCAGCATCAGTTAGGCGGAAGGTTACCTTCCAGGTCCAGTCAACTGGGTTGTTATCTGCATCATCAGTTGCAACAAGGCGAACACCACGTGTTCCAGAGTAGCCAAGAAGATAGCCCTCTGAGTCAAGGTCGCATGAGATTGTTGCAGGAAGAATAGTTACAGGTGCAGGAGATGCGCTGACATTCTTTACATAGTTTGGGGATGGTGTAAATAGAACTGAGCCTTTTGCAGGCATGCCATCTGGATAAAGGTCTCCGTCATTGCTGTCAGAGTAGGCAAGAAGGAAGCGTCCGGTAACTGTACCGTAGCCTACGTTTGATGGGAGTTCATTAGCCATTGTAACTCTATTCTACCATAACTAGGCGGTCTCAGTGTCTTTTTTATAGTCGCCATTTTCCCAAGTCTTGATTCTGTGACATGTCGCGCAAAGAACCTGTATGTTGTCGTCTTGTATTAATTTAGCAAGCGAAGCTTTAGTTCTTTTTATACCACTTCTTTTTAGGCCGCCCTTGACGGCGACAATGTGGTCAAACTCAAGTCCAGCAAAATGACCATTATACCCGCACTTAGCGCAGCCCGTCTTTACCTTATACTCGTTAAATAGATTGGCGGCCTCTACTCGATATTGCCTAGACTTTGAGGCGCTGTATCGCCTATAGCAAATTGCACAAGCAGAATTAATTCTTTTGTGCTGAACAAACTCGTGGTCTGCGCATCGCTTTGCTTCTGACATTAAGCGGTTCCGCCGTCGATTACAGTTCCATCGAATGAACCAGTAGCGCCCGCTGGGCCTTGAATTCCACCATAGGGTAGGTCAAGGTAGTTGTCTACTCCGTTGCCAATCTTAAACTGGTCGGTGTCTGTTTCAAGCACCATCTCACGGATAGCGATAATAGGATTAGCGGAGGTCCACTCAGCGAGTGTGCCGCCTCTAAGTTGAATTTGAACTGCCATTAAATAATCACGCTTCCGCCATCAATGCTAGGAATACCGCCATAAATACTAGATGGAATACCACCATCAATGTTACCATAAGGTGCGCCTGCGGCACCTGCTGGACCTACCAGCGTTGCGAGCCACTCCGACTCAGTTCCAGTGAAACCATCAAGTTGTGCAACTTGATACGCCGATAGGCCGGTAAGGCCTTGATTGCCAGTGTCACCCTTATCGCCTTTAAGGCCTTGAGGACCAGCGGGCCCCATAGGGCCTGTAGCGCCATCTGCCCCATTGAGGCCATCACTTCCAGCAGGACCTTGAGGTCCGACAGCACCTGTTGCGCCCTGCGGTCCTTGTATGCCTTGAGGTCCGGTCTCGCCCTGAATTCCTTGTAGACCCTGAGGTCCCATTGGTCCAGCAGCCCCTTCCAAACCATCCGCACCAGCAGGACCTTGTATTCCTTCAATTCCTTGAGGCCCAGTCGCGCCAACTTCACCTTGGATGCCCTGCGGTCCTGTAGCGCCTTGAGGGCCTGTAGCGCCCGTAGCGCCGGTTTCTCCTTGAACACCTTGTTCTCCTTGTGGACCCTGCGGTCCAGCCTCTCCTTGCGGGCCCTGTGGCCCCTGGTTGCCATCAGAGCCAGATGCTCCGGCTCCACCACCAGTCTTCTTATCAAGTTTCTTAATTTCAGACTCGACCTTATCGGTCCAGTCGCGTGACTGTACCGGAAGATTCGGGTCTGGAAAGTAAATGGCCATATCTACTATTCTACCTTGTCTTCTTAGAAAATGCACAAAACCCCCGGAGCGATAAATGCTCGACGGGGGCTTTGTTATGCTATCACTGCTAAGGAGGAAAGCAGGACCGCATGTATATTATAGCACATTACCTACGCTTAGTAGTTTTCCTAGCAGTCTTCTTGTGTGACTTCTCACGACGCTTTTCCTTGTGCTTCTTGCCTGAATCTTTTTTTGAGTCTCTATGTACTGCCATGATTACCTTTCCTAATAAGAAAACCCCCACCCGATGTGGGTAGGGGTTTTCTTTGGTTGCTTAGAATTAAGCAGCTGCACCAGTTGATGCAATGGTACCGGTTGGAAGCAAGAAGCCACCGGTTGCGATGTGACGGATTCGCATCTGGAAGTCGTCGCTGTCGAAGCCACCCTCACGAGCAGGAACTGCACCGCCGCCTAGGTATAGACCAGCGTCAGCCTTGATGCGAAGCTCAGGAGCCTCGTAACCGCGGAGGAAGCCAAGTACGATACCTGGGTTTAGGGTGTCAGATGGAACTGGAAGTAGGAACCAGAACTTGTCTGCTGCTGAGTTGTTGTAAATCTTCTTAATCCAAGGGTTTACAACAATCTGGATTGACGAAGCGATTGGGTTGCCAGAAACGGTCGAGGTGACCTTTGAGCCAACGGTAACTTCGGTGCGAACCTGCTGGATAGCAAGAATCTTCTTAGCCTCTAGCTCTAGTGCCTGTGGGACAACTAGAACGAAGCGGCTTAGGGGGGTGATTGACTTGCCGTTGTAGGTCTGTACGTTAGCAGCGGTGATTGCTGCCTCTAGAGACTCTAGAGATAGTACAGGGTTACCAGTTAGGATGTTCTGGTTGCCGGTCTTGAAGTTAGCAGTGTTTAGACCTGAAGAGGTAACTAGCTGCTTGGTAACTTCCTCGTCTTCCTTGCCGGCTGCCTTGCGAGCAAGCTCTAGAGGTAGACGCTCAAGTAGACCGATGTTGCCATCGTTTACGATTGACTCCCATGAGAAGCGAACGCGAGAACCGGCCTTCTTGACCTTGAACTCAGCCTCAGTTAGTGAGAACCAGCCGATGGTAGGGTACTCGTCGTACTCGCCAACGGTAGGAAGTGAACCCTCACGGAAGGTGTCACCCATGTTGTCAACGCCGTCATCCTCGTAAGCGAGGTTCTGGTAGTTGACGTTCTTGAAGTCATCTACAACAAGCTTCTGTGCAAATGTGTTCCAGACCTTTGGCTGGTCTGCGTAGTTTGCAAGCATAATCTTGTTTAGAGTTGGGTTAAGCTGTACTGGCAGGTCAGAGGTAGAGATACCTTCCTGAAGCTTTAGCTTGTCCATGCGGTCGCCGCGAAGTGCACCTTCGAGAAGCTTTGCAGCCTCAATCTGGCGGGTAGTGATGTTTTCAGTCATTGTTTATATTCCTTACGCTGCTGAAACCAGGCGAACGTACACGTCACCAGCGGTGGTTGTAGTCTTTGCCTTGATTGCGTGGCCGATGAACTTGTTACCAGAAGCGGTAACGTTGATAACGCCAGCAGAGGTTACATAGACATTAGCGCCTACGGTAACTGCTACTAGAGTTGAGAACTTGAAAACGCCGTCTAGCTTTAGGGTGGCGTAGTAGTTGCCATCCTCACCTAGAACTGCGTCCTGCTGTGCGACACCAACAACCTGACCAACCTGAACCAAGTCGCCCGATACAACGGTGCTTGCAACAGGGAAGACCAGTTCACTGGCTACTTTGTAAATCTCGTTAAGAGCCATTTACTTTCCTTTACTTACTTGCCAGCGAGGCGTGACACGATTGCGTCAAACTCGTCAGCTGAATTGGTTTTGGTTGCCTCGGTGATAACACCAGTGGTGTCAGCAACGGTGGCGGTTACAGCAGATTCGCTTACTGCGGTGACGTATGACTTCTCGTCAGCAATTAGCTCATCTACAGACTTGGTGTTGGTCTCAGACTTCATTGCCTCAGCTACGCGCTTTAGCGAAATCTTTGGCAGACCTGACTCGTTGAACTTCTCAGCGATTTCTACAGGGTCCACAGCTTCAACCTCTTCAGCAGCCTCATCGGTGCCTTCAGTCTCAGCAGGGGTTGCAGACTCTACTAGGGTCTTTACAGACTCAGATAGAGGGCTGATAGCCTCAACTAGGGCAGACTTTAGGTCAGCGAATGCTGCCTCGAACTCTTCCTTAGTAATCATGCTTTCATTTCCTTCCGATACAGACTCCGAGAGCGAAGATGCTTCATCGTCCTTTGCTTTGTAACTCTCAAGCAGTGACAAGAACTTGCCGCCTGCTCCGGCTACGGTTACTACATCTACGCTGGTTAGCGGGTCTGCTACCATCGACTCGATGATTGGGCCCTGTCGGCCCTCTGCCTCACCAAGACGGGAATCACCCATCGCACGGATTGACAGACCAACATCCCCAGCCATCTCTTTGATGATTGGGGCGAAGTGTGAATAGAATTCGACATCAGCAACGAGGCCTGAGCCATCAAATTGCGCGTCCGAGACCAACTTACCAGCAAGCTGGTTTACGTCTCGCTCTGGGCGGTCGTTCGCCTCAGAGATTCCAGGGTGGTTCATGAAGACCTTAGTGCCCTTGGTGAATACCTGTGGGCCAAACTCCGCCAGCATCTCTGCTGGGTAGTAGCCCGATGAGCCCCAACCGGACTCGATAACCTTAATACGCCACTTCTTACCAGAACCAGTTGCGCTAAAGGCAAGTGATTCATTAAGTGAAACAGTCATAATTCTCCAATAAGTTATCCAACTGTATTCAAGTATACCATACAGATATGGACTAAGCTACTGGAGCGTTATCTGCTGCTCGCTGGTCATTGGCATTATTCTGCATTGAACCTACTGAGCCAGAGTTACCCTGCGAAGGAACCGCAGAAGTGCCAGGCTCGTTGCTTCCAGAACCTGCTGATGCATCCATCGGCACAGTGAGGTGCAACTGCGGAACATCAAGGGTCTCGATGATTGCAGCGCGGTACTCGTCCTGCCAGATTGCTCCGGTTTCGTAAGCAAGTGCAAGAGCCTGAGTCAAGCGCTGTGAAGGCTCAGTCTCAATCTTTGGCCAGTTGACTGCAAGAGCATCATCCTTTGCGCCAAGGAATGCAAGCACACGCTTGTAGAACAATGACCAAACCTGCTGGCGAGATTCCATCGCCTTGACGGTTGGAACGTCTAGCGTCTGTGCCGTGCCGTACGCACCCGAGGAACCCGGGTCCGATAGAAGTGCGACAACCGAGACCTCAAGGGCAGAAGCCACCATTGAACCCAATGGACGGCCATCAGTAAGGTTGATGCTAGAACCTCTAGGCATCTGACTAAGTTCCATGTCAGCGCCCATAACAGCTGTAGACCCTGCAGTAGAAGGAGTTGCAATTGTCGCAGCAGCATTGGTCGCACCGGCTTTCGTCTTGGCCTTAAGCTGCCAAGCGAACATGCTCAGAGCCTTGAGCATACGAGAGCCATCCTTTAGATACTCGTTGTATGCATGCGCCCAAGGTAGTGCAGGGAAAGCATCTGGGACTCCCCAGATTACGCCAGCACGACGGTTGACTCGGAAGTCAAACATGATGAAGTTTACATCAACTGGCTGGTTGTTGATGCGGCTTGCGAAACGGCCGCCCTCTGGCGTGTAGGTGTCAACTGGGTACCAGACATTCATCTGGGTTTCCTTAGCCTGACCGCCAGCAAGTTCCTGCTCACGCTTAGTCCAAGTACGGCGCAAGTAGCGAACACGCTCTGCGTCATCTGGGTCAGTCACAACAGCAGTGATTTCACCAAACGGAATACGCTGGAATTGCTTGGTCTTTACATTAGCAAGTAGGAAGAATTGACCATCTGTGAAGTTTGCACGTTCATTAATGACCTGTGCCTCAGGTGAGAATAGCACTTCCTGGTTGCGTGGGTCCTGAATGTACTTCTGCACACGAGGTGGCTGGTCTGCGAATGATACGCCGCGACCGAAGATGTATGAGGTGCGAAGGCCACATCCACGCTTTAGAAGCGGGTTACCCTCTGTAGTTTCACGAATACGCTTGGCTGCATCCTGCAAAGCGGTCAAATCAAAGCCATCGGTGCCAGTCGAGGTGGCAAGGTCGTTCCAACCGTTGTCCTCGAAGGTCAAAATGGCGGCAGCCATAGAAGCGTAAGACTCTCGCAGGAGCTCATTCTCGCTAATCATGGCTTGCAAGTTTTCGCTTATGACTGATTCACTCATCTAAAATCCTTCTATTTTATTTAATTATACCATGCTTCTGCATATATTTGACCAAATTCTTTATATTTTTGGCATCATTTTTAAATACACCCTCTACCATGTTGCATCTGCGGCATAGGATACCGCGAATGCACTTGCCGCATGTGGCAGAATTTACTGGGCAGCACGAGTGGTCATGGTCTACGCATAGGTTCTGAACAGAGCCGCAGACTTCGCAGCCGCCATCAAGCATATCTAGGTAGGCATCTTCATCTAAACCATACTTGCGTTCTATCATTCGTAGCTTTACCGCTTTTTTATTACGCATATATGAGGCTCTGTTAACTTCTACCTTACATACCTTGCAGCGATGTTCATAGCCACCCTTGGTTTTTGTAGATTTAAAGTAATCTGATAGTGGTTTTTCTGTTCTACATACTGAGCAAATTTTCATATACTTAGTATATCTTGTCTTAATTAGCGTAAATTATGGCTACCAAGTCCACTTATCATAGAAGGGAAACTGCTGGTCCAGATAATTAGTATCAAAGTTCACCATGTCACCCGGTTTCTTATCCGCATAAGGCGCATTTAGGATATGGTCAAGGCTTACGGTGGCGTAAACTAGCGCATCAAGGCTGTCCGGAGACTTAATTCCACGGCTTCGCATGTCATCCTTGGACTCAATCTGGATTGCACCCTTGGCTGAGAACTTATACTGAATCATCAGCAGTTCATCTAGCAAAGCCTTATCGTCTGGGTCTAGGTCAATCTGACCTGCCATCATCTGCTCGCGTAGCGAGTCAAAATTATATGCACGAGCATTATGCCAGCGAGTATTATCCGGTGACGCAGCAGAACCGAGCATAGATATAACAGTATACGCACCATTGGCGATATTAGCCACGAGGTCAATAATAGGACCACCAAGACCAGCACCGTCAATACGTACTTCGTTGCAGCCATTATCTATCGCAATCCTGTGAATTCTATTAGCAGTCTCAATCGCGGTCGCCTTTGTCCAGCGCTCCACAACTCTAGCTCGGCCGCCACGGTTTAGGTAGGCAACCGAGTCATCCTCACCGAAACGAGCAACGTCAACGCCGAGTTTAGCAACAATGCCGTAGTCTTCGACAATCTCAGTATCGCTTGCGCGGTCTAGCGCACTCTGTGAGAAGAAAGTATTGTCGGCCTCGTCTGGGAACTCGCCCAAGACCTTTGACTTAAAGCGGGCTGATTCCTCGCCCCATGAAATCTTCTGCTTCTCCACCCAGGCTGGCTGGATTAGAAGAGGCAGCAGGTCCTCGGGTACTTCGTGCTTCTCGTCTGTGAAGTTTGGGGTATCGTAGGCTGAGATTTTAATCTTGTGCCAAGTTGGGTCTTCGCGGAAGATGCGGTGGAACTCAGTACCACGCTGGTCGGGGTTACCAATCGCAAGAACGCGAGCACCCTCTGTGTTAGTAACCGCTTCGGTTGCGGTATATAGGTCGTTCGGAATACCGCCAGCCTCGTCAAGGATAACCATCACGTAACGGCGGTGAATACCTTGGAAGGAGCTAACTAGGTCTTTATCGGCAGGACGGCGACCCCATGCCATTACGAAACCATCCTCGAGTTTCCACTCTTGGCTCTGGTTAATCTGACCAGGCAGGTTCACGCCATTGGCTTTAGCCAAGTCGTAGTTGGCCTTAATCTCAGTGAACAAAACTCGGGCAATCTGCACGTACGTTGGCGCGGAACAAATAACTGCTACATCTCGCGGCTCATGTGTGGCAACCCACCATACTGCAAGCATACCTGCAAGGCCCGACTTGCCAGCACCGTTACAACTAACTACCGCGGTGTGCGTGTTATTCACAACAGACATCGCAACCTCGCGTTGCTTTGACCACATGTGCTTGCCAAGGACTTCCTTAGCCCATAGAGCTGGGTCCTCTAAATACTCTGCCTTGCGTGAACGGGCACGAAGGTCAGCAATAACGCCATCAAGTACGCCGTCTATCAATTCCTGCGAACCCACTTATCATGTTCTAGGTGCCAGAATACTGCAGTATATACATTTAGTTCACTACCATGGTATGACTCTACTTTTTTAAAAGTAATATCAATATTGCGGTAGTTAGTCCTCATAGCAGCAGCCCACTCTGGCCCGAAGCGATATTTACGCTTGGTCATCAGATTGCTCCTCGTCCATGATTTCATACTTAGCGCGCACAAGGCCGTCAGCCACAAGAACCTCAAGTTCGCTTCGGCTGATATCTGGGTATCGCTCGGCAAGCTCATTCTTAGCGAAGGTCAAGGCTGAGTCCATTGCGCGTAGCAGGATGCTCTGCTGGTGCAGTGACAACTTGATTACATTCTCATCAAGCACAGTCTGCTGTGCATCAAGGCGCTTGCCGATTACCTCTAGGGATTTCAGCAGTAGTCGAGCTGAGTCCAAGTCCTTAGCTTTTAGGGCCATCTCGCGGAGCGAGTCTTTTAGTTCGTGCAGCTCACTAAGTAGCAACTGACGCTGCTGGTGCTCATCCCAGACGTTCCTGCTATTAAGTAGGTCTTTTACGTGTTGCACGGCCTGCGCAGCAGGAATCCCCGAGATACGCTCCATCTCCTGCGGGCTACGACCATCTGCGGCAGCCTTTAGGAGGATGTCGTCGAGGATTGTTGTGCCGCGGTTTGCAGGTAGATTCATTAGAGCCCTTTGCGCCAAGTAACCGACCAAGGCTTTGAAGAAGTCTGTGGACCTTGGTTGGATGCAATAAGCATGTGGTCAAGCTTACGCTCAAGGTCGATGATGCGGTCGTGAAGTTTGTTCTGGCCCATGATTAGTTCGCGGATAACCTGCTGGGTTTCCTCGTCTGGTCCTTGCTCTTCTTCTGGAAGCGGGGCTGGGTCACCAATGCCACGTGTCATTATACTTCCAATCTATAGGCTTCAATAGCCAGGTTAATTAAATCCCAAACTTCGACATCCTCGGATGAGTCGACTTCAAAAAATACGACGTAATTATCATCGTGGTCAACTTCGGTGAATGTAGCGCACCAAACTTCAGTTGAATCGCTCTCTGCGGCATCGTGCAAAGATAGGTCCAGTTTATAAGTAGTTGAACCGGATATATTAATAATTAAATCAGCCATGATGCAATCCTAGCATACTGCTTTTATAGCAAGCCATGTTTTTCCATATATGCAGTCACGCCGTCAATTTGCTTCCTTGAATAAATATGACCCTCAATAGTATTGCAATTTGTGCATAGTACACCACGAATGCAATTGCCGCACGAATTGCCGACTTTATCATAGCCACAGCAGTCATGGTTGTGGTCTACGCAGAGGTTTTCAAATGAGCCACAGGCTTCGCATCCGGTAGCAAGCATTGCCTTTAATTCTTCGACTCTAATACCATGACGTTTTGCTCGGTATCGTAAATTGTCGCAATCACGACAACGTGGAGATAGGCCAACACTACTTTTGCCAACCTTGAAATCGCCATTTGTTTTTTCGACATTACAGTCTGGACAAAGCCTAGGCCTGTCAGCAAAGTCGCTGAAGGTTGACTTCATAGCATTTGCCTCGTTGTATGCTTTACGACTTGCCGCGTTTACGCAGCTCCTGCAGTAATAGTGGAGACCATCCGACATCTTGCGATTACGCGGGAACTCGGACTCTGGCTTGACGCTTTCGCATCGCTTACATTTCTTCATATAAAAAGAATATCTTGTCTGAATCTTTTTACAAATATCTAGGCGGCTACTGCAAAAAATTTTCAAATACTGCATTTATTACCTGCGAATGTGTGCCCCTCAGAAAGCCGCTACCTGGCTGAATAAAATGATTTGTTTGGAACGCTTTTTGATTTGCTTTTTGGTTTAGGGCGTGCATAAACTTGACTCATCGCCAAGGGGCGGAAGTGAAAACAACTAGCAAAGGAAAACAGGAATGATTACCGCGACTTACAAAACAATGCCAGCACTACTTGAGAGCCTAACCCCGTTCAAACACGGCTCGGCTCATGCCACTAAGGAAGTAACTAGAACACGTATGGAATACCGCGTTTACTCTTACTCAACCCTAATCGGGACTGTTGTCTGGGATGGCTCAGAGGGTGAACTAGAAAAGTTTTTCAATGACCGCAAGTATTCAATGACAACTTCACGCCTGCAGAACATCATCAAGAAAGCATGGGCAATCTAATGCAGACACTCAAGCAACTTTGGGCAATCACTGGCCGACTTGTCGGCGGTTTGCTAATGGTATTCGGTGCATGGCTTGCCGTGTTATCACTCACCTTTATTTTGGAATCGTTAGGAATCTAATCATGGAACTTACTCAAGAAATCGTCACCAATGACATGCACAAAATCAAGGGACACTTAGCCCGAATAGGCTTGACCGATGTTTCCGTGGAATACCCCGGTTTTCTCTCAATCGTATTCGGCGAGCGCGAACTACATGCAGGCTACTCTTACGATTACGAAGAGAAACAGGACGGCGAGATGTTTCAACTTTACGACTTCACCGATGGCTACAATCACCCGTTTAGCGTGGACTTTGAAACGAACAACGACACGCAATACATCGCTGGCAAGTTACGCCGACTAATCTTGGCTTATGTAAACGGGGGTAACTAATGCTTGCCTATGTTTTGCCCGAAGATAAGTTTGACTATTGCATCTCTTGCAACTATCTAGAGGAAGTTGTAGCCGTTGTTTGGCTTGACTCTTCCGATGCCGAAGAACCCCTATGCAAAGAATGCGCGGAAACTATCCCATGCGAATACCTAGCCGAAACGGAAACCCCCTAATGAAACGTCCCGACTCTAAGCGAACAGTCACGGCAAAAGCCCGTTCTATCGTCCTAAGAAACGCTAGGCGAACCAAACAACTAACAGGAAGAGGAATCTAATGCTATGCAGACTTTGCCAATGGCAAGCACTCAACACTCACGACCTAAGTTTCTGCCCGGATTGTGGCGCGGAATCAAACTACCTAATCGAACTAGAGGACTAACTAATGCACGACTATCTGAACGAACATCTCACCCTAGAAATCTCACCGACCGAGCGCGTAGCCGTTTACATCGAACAAGACTATTTCCCCGTGGAAGATTTTGTAGGCGATGAGCTTGGAATCTTCACCTTGCACAAAGACCGTTCACTCTCGAACATCGAACGCGGTGAACATTCACCGGCGTTATACGAACTACTCAACCGCGTAAACCGTGACCAAGAGGAATCGGCAATCGGGAAATACCTATCACTTCATAACCTGCACTATAAGTTCGTTACCCTTCGCGGTTACAGCCAGTCCGATTGGGCAGACGTTGTGATTTATGCAGACGACCCTGCAATCCTGGACTCAGACGAATCTTTGAAATCTTGGTTTCGCGGTGACGTATTCATGCTATGCCACGAGCAACTAATAACCTTTACAAGTTCCGACTCAGACCGAGTAATCGAACAATGGGAAACCCTAGACTCAATCGGCGCGGTTATTCTCGACACGCCCGAGGATGTAATAGATTTTGCAAAAGTAGACTTTGGCATTACGCTATAAACAAGAGATAACAAACACTCACTTCACCTAATCAGAAAGGCAACACAATGGAAACCAAACTAGCAATCATCGAACGAGCAAAAGCCGAAATCCGCGAGGACGTTATGGCAGGGGTTATCCCCGGTAACACCTACGACTTTGAAAAGCTGCACGATTACGTGGACGCTAACGAATACGGCGGATTCACCGAAGACAACTTCACGACCGATTGGGATTTTGTTGTGGACGTGCAGAACATTCTTGACGCATGGATGAAAAAGACTGGCATCGACCTAGAGGGGGAGAACTAATGCTCACCAGCTTTCAATCCATAAAATCAGAACTAGCCGATTCGTTTGATTGGCTAACCGAAGACAACCTATACGAATACGTAGACGGCTTTGTCCCGGTCTACACCAATGAGATAATCGCCGAGTGGACAATCATGCCGAACGAATACGACAATACCTGGCAGGAACTAGGACTATCAGACAAGGCGACAATCACCGACCGAATGAGTGCCGACCTATACAACTATTACCGCGACCAAGTTCAAGCTGCATACGAAGAACTAGTGGCCGAGAACGAAGCCGAGCAACACGAAACCGACTAGGTTGTGGATAACTTTTATTCCGCGCCTTACCCTATCGCCTATAAATACGTGATAATATAATAAATATATATATAAAGTATTAGGTAATAATCAAAAAGCTGCTATATAAATCATATGCGTTGCAATCCTGCAACATATCCGATTACAATCGAACCGCCCGTTACCAAACCGTTACCAAATAGTGTTATGTTTTATGTCTACGACCTATTAGAATGAAGATATCAGATATAACACTTTTCACCCTGGAAAAAGCCACTCACAGACTTTTCACAGGATTCACCTAAAACTAAAGCTGCAAGTTATCCACAGGAGGAAACGATGATTTACAAGATTGAAACCAAGCAAGGATTTATCGAATACGAGTTCGCCGATATGCAATCTGCCAAAGACTACGTTATGGCCTTCCTATCCTGGTCCGGGACAAAGTATCGTATCGTTCGCGCCAAGCAAACTGTCCCTACCGCTAACCTAATCTCAACCAAGGAAATCTACGCCGATGCAAAGGAGTGCTACTAATGGAACAGGTAACGCGCGATTACAAACTGAACGCCTATGCAGACGGCTTTGGCAACTGGCATTGTGAAATCATCTTCGCCAGCCCGATGGGCAACACTAATGCAGCTCACGCAACCTTGGTGAATGCTATCCGCAAGGCCAAGGCGCTTATCCGAAGTGAGATAACCGAACGAATGTCACCAACACCAACAAAGAAGTTGCAGTATGCCGTGACAGCGAATAGACTTACTAATCAGAACCAACTTACATACCTACGCATATCAGAGAAAATCTAAGGGGAACAGACATGAAGAAATCAGAACTTACCGTTGGCAACTACTACGCATATAACCGTAGCCGTGACACCCTGCCGTCTTACGTGACCAAGGCGAAACTTGTCGGCCTGGATTCAGAGAAGGGGTATCGCGCTAAGTCTGGCACGGTTGCCGTTGAGTTCACACACACCAGAGGATTGGGCGATAACCGCGAGGAATACAAGAGCGTTCAGTATGTGCAGCTTTACACCCTAAAGGGTGATTACGAAACCATCGCCAACAAGATTGAACTACGCAAGAAGGATATCCAAATCAACAACTTGCAGAATCAGATTGAGAAGAACCGCCGTATTGGCGTTATGAACCAACACAAGGGCGCGTTCATCGAGTTCGGTATCCGGCCATATGCATTCAGTGACTACCGCCCAGACTTTACCATCGCGTTCACCGAGGCACAGTTCGTGACCGTATCCAAGTTACTTGCAACCTACAACAAAGACCTAGCCGAGGCGCAGGCCGATGCTAGAGAATCACAGCAACTATCTCATATGATTGGGAGTAACTAATGGCGACCTGGACCGTAGAACAAAAAGTAGAAGTTTGGTATAGCACAACCGTTGAGGCCGACACCCTAGAGGAGGCTATCAAAGCTGCAGACGAGAGTAGCGATTGGAATATCCAACCGGCCACCCGAGAGTTTTGCGATGAGTATTGGGCGATGAACGAGGACACCACAGACCAGTATTCAGTCCTAAACGGATTGGTAATCAAGGAGTAATAATGTTCGTTGGAACTATTGAGACAAGCAACTACACGCTAAACGCATATGCAACCACAGCGGAGGCCGTTCACGATTTGCTAGTCGAAGCCTGGGGGAAACACGCAGAGGATACCGGGGCTTGGCTATCCTTCGATGAGATGGATGCAAACATCCGTGAGATTGAGGCCGGAAAAGTTTATTGGGAATAAGTATGGGATTTAGTATGGTATAATATAACTATGAAAATCCCAGAGAACTACCTAAAAAAAGTAATAAAGACTGATTCATGTTGGCTATGGAACGGACATATAAACAATAGTGGATATGGAAGATTCAACGCCAAGGATATGCCAGACAGATATGTTCATAGAGCTATGTTCTATTGGGCTAATGGCTATCTACCTGCAAGACCAAACGTTGTTGGACATAGTTGCGATGTTAGAAGTTGCGTAAATCCAGGGCATCTATCGGAACAGACTCAGCAAGAAAACGTTAGACAGTATTCACAACGTATCACGAGTTGCCCTAGTGGCCACGAATATGATATAAATAATACATACATTAGGAAAGGTGGCTCTCGCAAGTGTCGAGAGTGCAATCGCCTAAGTGAACAAAGGAGATTATCATCGGGTTAGACATGTATCTATCCGCACGTAAATATGTAAGCGACTACGCCTACGAAAACGGCAAGGGCAGCTTCGAGATTGGCAACATCCTAGAGAGCGTCGGCCTGGACCGTAGTGACCTATCAGAAGAATGTCCGTCTGCAACCGTGAGTATCAACATCGCTTACTGGCGCAAGGCTAACGCGATTCACAACTGGTTCATCGAGAACGTGGCAGACGGCTTGGACGATTGCCAGCCAGTTGAAGTATCACGCGAAGAGCTGCAGGATTTGTGCTATGACATCAAGGAGGTTCTAAAGGTTCGTGACATGCAGGAAGCCAACCCGGACGAGGCCTTGCCTACGCCAGAAGACATCCTGCCAACCGCTAGTGGATTCTTCTTTGGTGGCACAGAGTATGACGAATACTACTGGGAGTATCTAGAAAGCACTCTAGACCGTCTACGTTCAATCCTTGGCAACCCTACGTTCGAGGACTTTGATTTCGAGTATCGGGCTTCCTGGTAAGCCAACAACAAGGAGAGAAAATGATTACATCAAGTTATGACCTAAACATCTATTGCGATGGCGAGAAGGTTAGTGCAGCTCTGTATCAGTTGCGATATGACGCAGCTTTCCAGACCTACGAAACCAACAGCGAGAAGTATGTAACCATCAGTTACGATATGTCAGACCCAGAGAACCACAACGCCATCGCATTCCTGTTGCACGACTTCGCTTGGGACCAGGCAGATGACACATACACCGACTACGACACGTGGGAGGATGTGCAGGAATATAAGAAGCATGCACCGAAAGAGCTGCTAGACTTCTTTGAGAACTACATGATTGATTACGAATGTGAGGAATACAATGTCAGCGAATAACGATTTCTACTTTGCAAGTGACGGCTCTTACGGCACAGCAGAGGAACTAACCATCCTAGACACGACCGAGTGGACAGACGAGGATTGGGAACTGATTGAGTTCTCAACCGATATGGAGCGTAGCACCGTGGCCCAGGGGATTTGGGAGAAATACAGTGATTAGTATTGACATCCATCAGAGGGACGTTGAGATAATCCTTGCAGCTCTAAAGACAGCCGAGTCTGCATACACTACCAACGGACAATGGGTAGCCAGTAAGACAATCAGCAAGATAAACCAGGCATTACACAAACAGATTTATGGATTCGTGAAGGGATAGCATGGCAGACAAGAAAGACCTAGACGCGGTAAAAGCTGCAATCAAATCAGCCCGCGCAACCGAGAAGAACGCTATTGTAAACGCCAAGCGCAAGCTGGCCGACCTAGTAGATGAGATGGTTGCACACGAACATGCTAACGTAGTGGATGCAATCAGACGTGCTCTAGTGTTACAGATGTCATCGCGTAAGATTGGTGAGGCTTATGGCTCATCAGACCCACACACAATCAAGCGGCTAATCAACGAGGCCGTGGCCGGAGTTACAAGCAACGATGGTGGAGTTCACCCGGAGTGGAAACTAACACGCAACATGGACGGCACGTTCACCATCACAGCCTTTGGCTTGGGTGAGAACAAACTATCAGGCGAGGCAGTTTTCAGGGTTGATGAAGACCGTGAGAACTTCACAATGATTGACGGCGACAACTTTGTTGCCATGCAGCTTTACAAACTAGGTTACAAGGATGATGTTCTAAGAGAGGCGATTGGATAATGGCAAATGAAGATTACGAAGAACTTACTGAAACCCTGGGTGAGCTATCTAACTATTACTCTGACACTATTGGGCGCGATATTCGTATGGGGTCTGATATTGATGGTGATGTTTGGCTATCTAGTAACCGCACAAACGGCAAAGAATATTTCGACTCGATTGAAGAAGCGGAACGCCGAGTAAAGTTGTTATATAACGACTTGCTACCAGACGAAGATGAGATTGACCCGCTAGAAGGCTTTTAGTGATTGGGATTGTAGCCATTGTGCTATTCACCCTTTGGTATTTGAACCATAAGAAGGAGATAAATGAGCAGAGAACAACTGAGTCCACTGACATTGGAACAGCGTCAGATGAAGGCAGTCGAGAAGATTATCTCAGAGCCTACCAAGGCAGCTCTCAACGCTTCCCTTATGGGAACGGGGAAGACACTTATGGGCGTGGAGGTAGCGAAGCACCTTGGCAGTCAGACCATACTAATCGTTGGACCACTTAACACTTACTGGGGTTGGTGGGATACCATCCAGCGACAGACCGGCTACAAGAGCGTCATTCGCAAGATTGACAGTAGCAAGTCTGGCAAGGAGGCGATGCAGTTATTGATTGCTAAGGAACCTGGGTGGTATTTCATCGGCCGTGAGTATTTCAGAACGCAGGTCTGGGATAAGATTGTGCCAGATATTGCTATGGTTGATGAATGCCACTTTGCACAGAACCGCAATAGCAAGTCATTCAAGTCGCTTATGAAGTTGAAGTCCGGCTTCAAGTTGTCAATGTCGGGAACGCCATACGGCAATAAGTTTGAGGGCTTCTGGGCAGTAACGCGATGGCTATGGCCTAGCGTTGTGCCTAAGAGTTTTTGGTCTTGGGTGTATGACTACTGTCGGACTGGCTATTCACCGTTCAGCAAGATGGATATCCTTGGAGAGTTGGAGCCGGGTAGGTTTGCCAAGTCTCTTCCATGCTACATTCGCCTTGAGCCTAACCACAATCTAGAAGTCGTGGAGGAAACTAGATTCGTAGACCTTGTGCCAGCACAGCGCAAGATTTATGAGAAGTTCGAGAAAGACTTGGTTGTGTGGCTAAAGGATAACCCATGATTGCAGAAGTCCCGATTGCAGCTCGCATCCGACTACGACAGATTACCCTTGCAGTGCCAAGTATCAACGAGGCCAACGAGGTTATCTTCGAGGCAGACGCGGTAAGCACTAAGTACAAAGCGCTTCAGGAAATCATTGAGGATAATCCGAATGAACCTATGTTGCTCTTGACTGACAGCCAGAAGTATGCTAACCTTGTTGCAACACGTCTTGGTGATTCTGCTTTCGAGTGGAGTGGCCAAGCAAACCAGGCACAACGCGAAGCTGCGAAGCAGAAGTTTCTCAAGGGAGAGCTTCAATATATCGTTGCAGTTATTCCAGCGATTGCCGAGGGCGTAGACGGATTGCAGGATGTATGTTCTACAATCGTCTGGCTATCACATAGCGACAGTAACCTAATGAATCAGCAGGTTATCGACCGCATTCGTAGACGTGGCCAGAAGAACATTGTAAAGATTTACGACATCGTGGCACGTGATACCTATGACGAAGGTCAGTTGTCTTCGCTTGTAGAAACGCAGCTTGCTATGAACGCAAGCCTTAGGGAGGAAAAGTAATGTCGCTTATTGATGGACCAATTAATCAACCAGAACACGATTGCTGCGAGGCAGATGAATGTATAGAGCCAGACGAAGAGCAAAACATCGAATGCCGATGCGAGAAGCACTACTGCGACAGCTGTGGTTTGCAGTGCAACTGCCGTTGCGACAGCGACTACGACAACTGGAAGGATAGCCAACATGACTAATGAGACACCAATCTACAATCAGATGCAGAAGCACTATGCGATGATGAGAGAGACTATTCGGATAGAACAGCGTATTGAACTCGTAAAGCAACTAAAGGCAATCAAGAAGCCAGTCAAGCAAGTTCAGGATTTGATTAAGGAGTATGAGAATGCCGAGATTAAAAACACCTAAGCCACCATGCTCTGTAAACGACTGCAAGAATCAGAGCTGGCGACTCTACGAGTACTGCCGAATGCACCAGGCTAGAGTCATGAGAACTGGCACAGTAGACGGTATCGCCAGGCTTCGTGCAATCAACAAAGAAGCGAAGCAAGAGCGGGCTAAGTTCTGTAAGGAAGAAGGATGCCAAGATAAGGTAGTCCAACGCTTCCGTTGCGAGTGGCACTATGACGACTTGATTGAGCGGATGCGAATACGCAACCAACAGAACTATGAACTAATGCAAGAGTACGAAGACATCGACTACGATGACTACTGGGAATGGGTAAAAAAGGAGCTGAAGTTAGATGCCTGAATTTTTGCAAGGTATTTGCATTGGATACTTGTTGTATCCAACAGTAAACAATATAGTTACTGGCCTAATCGCCCTTATCAAAGGAGAGAAGTAAGTGAGCAAGATGAATGAGCAATGGTTACAAGAGAACTATCCACAACCACGGGAGGAAGCCGATGAATAAAGCAGAGATGGTAACAGAGTATCTACATTGGCGAAACAACAAGGCCAATCAGTTCCGATATTCAGGCGAAGACGAGTTCTCGCCCGAGGCTTGGATTCAGGAAACCTTAATGTCTGATGCTCTTGTTAGAATCAATCTGATTAAGGACGTTCTGGAGAGAACAGACCCAGACCCGATTGAACTTGCAAGCATCATTCACGCTCTGGTTTACGACGACCTAAGCAAGCCAATCGTAATTGATGACCCTTACGAGGATGAAGAAGAATTGGAATAAATGAGCGAATATCAGTGGGAACAAGCGGATAAGAACAATCCGTGGGGTAAGAAGAGAGCCAGGGGAAGTCACTGCTCTAAGGGGCATGAGTTCACCGAGGAGAATACTTTTATTCGCCCACTTGATAACGCTCGTGTCTGCCGACAGTGCCGCAAAGAATATGCCAAGATGAAGTATCAGGAAAAAAAGATACAGAACAACGGCGTGGCCCGGACGAAGAAAGAAAAGATTCAGGTCTTTGAACTATCTGAATCAGTTCCACTACTTGACAAAGCAATCCCATTCTGGGATAATCTACAAAAGGGTTTACGAGAAACAGACGTAGCCTGTACTGATGACCCAGCAGCTTGGGTTGATTACTCAACTAAGATGTCGTGGCAAGAAGCCGAAGAGATGTGCCATATGTGCCCACTCATCAAGGCCTGTTATGACTTCGCGATTGCACAAGAAGTAAACGCCGGTATCTGGGGCGGTATTCACTTTGACGAGGAAGAGGGTGGCTTGTTTGACATTGACTGATGCACAAGTAAAGGAGATGACTGTTGGTTTATTCCTTCAGGAATCAGAAAGAGACAAGCAGCACAAGGTTGGGGCATCGCAGATATCCGACCCTTGTACTAGGCATCTAGCTCACGCACTTGTGCGCACAGAGCAAGGGCCACAAAAGTATTGGATGGGAGGCAAGATTGGTACAGCTATTCACGGATTTATTGAGCGTTCTATTGCCGATAGCGATAATGTTCTTTTCGATGGCGCTCTTGTCGAACAAAAAATCGGACTTGGTGTTCTTGACGGGTATGGTTCTATATCTAGTAAGCCTGACCTGGTTCTGGTATCTAGCAACCACCTAATCGACTGGAAGACAACATCACGTGCTAAGGTTAAGAAGCTGCAGAACTTTGTGGCCGGACTAAAGCATGACTCAGCATCAGAGTATACACTTCGCAAGTATGTTGGCCAAGCGCAACTCTATGCTTGGGGATTAAACCAAGGAGGCATCAAGATTGATAAAGTTACTTTGGTATTTATTAATCGTGATGGTACTTATGATAATGACATCTGGACTTTCAGTGTGGACTACGATTCACAGTTCGCACTTACACTATGGACCAGGCTAGAAGCAATTTGGTCTGAGCTGCAAGATGGACTTCATCCAGAATCATATGCGCCACACCCTGATTGCTACAAATGCTCTACGGGTATTTAACGACACGCCGATAGAAGTCTCTACTAGGTTTCTAGAATCATATGTGTTATACTGTACAAACAAGAAACAAGGAGGAAACAAATGAGTGAAGCAACAAAGGCACCACAGCCAGCATTTCTAAAGATGATTCACAAGGCTGAGACACTGAACCGACCTAAGTCAATGCTGTTCTACGGTGACGCAGGACGTGGCAAGACTTGGCTTGCAGCTTCGATTTCAGAGGTTGCAGAGTTCGGTCCGGTTCTACTAATTGATGCCGAGGGTGGCTCATCGGCCATCGCCCGTGACTTCAAGACCGTAGATGTTATTCAGGTTGAGAAGCACGAGCAGTTCCAAGCGGTCTACGACTGGCTAATGGAAGGCGACCACAAGTACCAGACAATCATCATCGACACCATCGGCGTTGTGATGGACCGAGCCGAGAAGTTTTTCGGCGAAAAGCCAGAGAATAAGGGCAACAAGTTTGGTAAGTGGGGCGACCTAAAGAACTGGGCGAATGAAATCTTCCGCACGTTCCACACCGCCCCATTTGTGAGCATACTTATTGCTCACGCCTTCGATGACAAGGACGAGAACAGCGGTGCTATCAAGACCACTGCGATGCTTCCTGGCTCTTTCAAGGCAACCCTTCCATCTATCCCAGACATCGTTGGTTACATGACCATCGAGGCGCAGGAAGATGGCCCACCACAGCGAGTCCTCGTAGTTGGACAGTCTGACCGATTGGTTACCAAGAACCGCTTCGGTTTACCGGCTAAAATCTACGACCCATCCATGAAGTCAATCATGGAACTTATCAATAAAGGAGGAAAGTAATGGCTAAGAAGAATAAGTCAGAACCAAAGAAGGTGCACCGTTCACCAGAGGAAATCGCGCCAGCACTACTACAGGCGCACATTGAAATCGAGTTGGCAAGCAAGGTAACCAACGCAGCTTTCGATGCACAGCGTAACGCAGAGCGTGTTCTCGCAGAGATTCACGCAGAAATCAAAGAGGCCCTAGAGGCAGCACAACAGGAGGTACAGTAATATGTCAGCAATCAAGCTCAACATCACCCAGGATGCACTAGATTCAACCACCGGCGGAGACTACACGCCAGTACCAGAGGGCTCATACAACGCAACAATCTTTGATGTCAAGTCAGAGGAAGTTCGTTCAGGCGAGAACGCCGGTAAGCCACGCTTCAACATCCAGTTCCGACTATCAGGCCCAGGCGTTGACAACCGTCGCGTCTTCAGTTACGTGCCACTGTACGTAGCAAAGGACTTCTGGAAGACCAAGGCATTCTTTGCGGCTCTTGGTATCGACATGACCGTTGGTTCGTTCACGGTTCCGACCCCAGATGAACTTGCCGGTAAGGCCATTGGCGTTCGCGTCAAGATTGGCACCGACATGGAAGGTAAGCCTCGTAACGAGGTAGGTGGCTTTGATAAGCCAACTTCAGACGCAGCTTCATTGCTTGCAGCTTCAGGCGCAAAGCCAGTTGGCGATGTCTGGTAATACCTAAATGGGCAGTCCTGAGACATGACTTAAAACTGTCTCACAAGTCCCCGCTGGTGCTATACGCTTTCTATCTCTCCCTCCTTTGTGCGTATAACTCCGGTTCGATTCCGGGTCGGGACACGGAATACCCAGAGATGTACTGCAGACGGATACTGGTGCCCATACAAGGTTGCATTCTTAGCGGAACTTGTAACTACTTAGCGGTAGTTATGTAATCCATGAGGGCTATACTACTACTCGCCGTTCGTTGAGAACGGAAAGAGGGCAGGTAGCCTTCGTATTGCCCCCTAGCTCAATGGCAGAGCAGGAAGCTGTTAACTTCAAGGTTGCTGGTTCGAGTCCAGCGGGGGCAGCAAACAGTAACAACGGTCAGTGAGCCTAGCGTAAACTAACCCCCGCCTGTACTTTCATGTCTGGTGCTAGGATGTTAGTTGTTACTGGGTAGGCTCTGCAGGGCCTGCCAATTTGCCTCAATAGCTCAGTTGGTAGAGCGCCATACTTGTAATATGGATGTCGCGGGTTCAATTCCTGCTTGGGGCTCCAACAGGCAGAGAAACTGTCTCGGAGGCATCTGAGATAAGTCAAACCTGGAACTATAGTACAATGGCAGTACGCAGAGGTCTGAATGCAGGACATAATCTGAAATCTTGGTTCAAATCCAAGTAGTTCATTTAAGGGTTCTAAGTGTTACGGTAGCACAACGGTCTCCAACACCGTTAGCGAAGGTTCGACTCCTTCAGAATCTGCGGAGAGTAAATAATCAATCAAAGGAGGATATATGCAGACAGGCGATTTTCTAGCCTCCGTCTATGGCGATGCCAAAGGTCTAGCGACCATCGTAACCAAGGGTGCGACTGGTGAATTGACCGAGCAGAAGTTCTTCGAGTACCCAGCACAGGCTGAA